TTTTATATTTAAATTATTATAAAATATTTCATTCAAGAAATTCATTATAATAATGTATGAATAAATTCTAAATACAAATAAACCATAAATTATTTAATATCTTCTGTTTTCCAAACAGTATCACAAGTAGAACATAAATAAACATACTTCATATTAATATCATCGTAACGAATATATATAATTTCACGCTCCTTGTCTTTTTTATTCGTATCACAATTTTCATTAGGACATAAAATCTTATTCACCCGAGGTAATGTCGGGTCTAATTTTGTGTATTTATTAATAAAATGAGCAAATTCTTGTTCATTCTTCTTAATATGTGTTTTTAAAATACTTACACTGTCCGACGCAATTAAATTATCCTCATTCCCGCAATTACGACAATAATAAATTAAATTATTCGAATTTTCATTGCTAATACGAATATAATACATATTTTGACAGGTATTACAGAAATGCATTTCTTTATATTATTATATTTTATCTTTATATTATTTTATTTGAAAGCAAAATTAAAATCAATTTTTATTTACAAAACATCTATTTTATCTATTATATATTCTCAATCACAGTATTCTCAATCACGGTATTCTCAATCGCATTATTCATTTGTTTCAATAAATAATCATACGAAATGACCGTCTCCATACCATATAATTTCATAACTATAACTTCAGGCAAAGGATATTTTTCTTTCTGCTTTTTTATGAAATCAAGAATTAAATTTTTGTTTTTTATAAAGTGTTCCTTTACGATCGGATAAAACATTTCAAATTTGTCCAAATATATTCCATTCGTTTTATTCACCATTTTTAAAATAGCAATGTCAATATTTTTGAATTCTATAATTTTATTGTATTTTGAATAATCCGGATGCGTATTTGTTACTCCCGGCTCATTTAATAATGGATCATTATTCAATATAGTACATAAATTCAACAAAATAGTCGAAATCGTTTGACAAGATGTCCACTGTTCCCCCCTCCAAGTATTTAATAATGAAATGCAGACTTTTCCATTACAATATAAATTTGGATTAAAACGAATCTTTTCACCATTCGTACAATATGTAACACTTGGCGGACTATGTGGATAATCCGCTGGATATTTGAACTCAAAAAAATAGAATCCTCCAAAATAAGGCGTTTCACTTGGACCAATAATTAACGCATAACCTTTCAACATATCGTCTTCATCATGCTTATAATAAATACCATTGTCAGTCAGAGGATTTTTTATAATTTGTTTAACATCCTTTATGAGACGCTGTATAGTTTCTTTTGTAATAATTATATTTTTTGAATCAGACATTTATAATAATATATAAATATTGAATGATATGTTTATATGTTTTATGTTAATATATTTAATGTGAATATATTTAGTTATATTATAATATATTATATAAAAACAATGAATAAAATAATGATAAATAAAAAATATAAAATTCCAAATGTCATTCACCAAACATTTAAAAATACAAATTTACCAATAGAAATCGTACAAACAATCAATCACAATAAACGAATGTGTCCAAATTGTAATTTTATATTTTATGATGATGCCGCGTGTGATTTATTTATCAAAAATAATTTTGATGCAAAAATATATCAAGCATATAACAATATAAATGATTGCTATGGTGCAATGAAAGCGGATTTTTTTAGGTATTGTGTATTATATAAATTAGGAGGAATATATTTAGATATAAAATCGAAAATAAACATTCCTATATTCAGTGTTATTAGACCAGATGATATTTGTTTACTTGATAATGCAAGACCAAATTTGGAACCCTGGAGAAAAAACGCTCCGACATATGAACAATGGCTTCTTATGTTTGCTCCAAATCATCCGTATTTGTTGGAAACAATACATATGATAACCAAATATATTCAAATAAAATACCAACCGACGATACAAGGCATTTCTATATTAAATACAAAACAAAAAATATTACATGTAACTGGACCAGACTCTTTTACAAGATGTATCAACAATTATATAAAAAAATACAAAGTCGTAATGCACAGGAATATTGATTATAATAATTATTTTCAATTAAATCCTGGAGGCTCTGCATATAAAAAAATGTATACTATAAATAATGGAAAACATTATAGTGAAATGAATTTGCCTCTATACAAATAAACAATGCGGTGAAATTCTAATTTTAGCACCGTTCTTATGAATTGCTTGAAAATGGAACGACCTATGTTCACAATCTTGGGTTCTTTCCTTATTTTGTTCAGATTTCATTTGTCCAGCATAACGAATATTTTGTAATAAGAGTTTTTTGGGAATATAATTTAATCTAAATCTACCGTCGTATTCACAATTAATAAATTTATTTGTTTTATAAATGGCAAATCCGTTGAATGCTGAATAACAGGGGATTAATTGTGTTTGATTAACGCGTTTCATAATATTTGTTAAATATCTTATCCCGATTGAAGCATCCGAAAAATGATGACAACTTGCGACAAATGGTCCGATTGATAGTGCCCACGAATCATAATAACCTTCTGGATAATTAAATGACAATGAATCCCAATCATTTGTTCTATATGTGAGATAATGAGATAGCAGTTTTATTTTAATTTTTCTTGAACCCTTATCATCACAATCAATCATTATGAAATATTCATAATCACTATATTTTTTGCGAATTTGTTCAAGACAATAATTTCTTCCTTTTGCAATTCGATGTGTCCTGTATACAGATAACACATCTTTATTCACATGAAAATTCATTTTTGGGTTTATTCGAGCATATTCTTCCATTAATTTTAATGTATTGTCCTTTGATTCATCATAATACATTATGATAACATAATCATCAAACAAATTACCAACGAGTTCCATATTTGTGAAAACTTCTTTTAAATATTTCCCGCATTCACGAACAGTTCCACAAATACAACATTTCATTTTAAATAATATTATATTTGTATAAAATATTATTTATTTGTATACAATATTATTTTTGATTTTCTTCATTTTCAAAATAATCAATTATTTCTTTGTTAATATTACAATGCAGATTTGTATTTTTAATTACAAATTGTTTCACTAATTCTTGATTCGATAAATAATTTTGTAATGCTAACTTTGAATTTTGGATACATTTACCATGATTTTTTGCAGGCCTATTTAATTCTGTTAATAATTTATCTCGATTATTAATTTTTATCCCTAAAGGTAATAATTTTTCATTTAAATATTCAAAAGATGAATCCGTATTGATTAATTTATAATAATCAACAAAAACTACATTTGAATTTTTTTCAAGAATGTCCATGTACATTGTGTAATATAAATTATATATTTCAATAATATTCTTGAATTTATAGTTGTCAATTGTAACTGTATCAAATAATTTATTGAATTTAAATTCATATGGTTCTTTTTTTATGCTATACATCCAGTTGTAGACATTTTTATATAAAATAATTATACCCATATTTTTGGTATAAATAAATTTATCCAATATGTTTCTTAGGAAACAATGTTTAAAATTTACACTTTTTATCCATGGGTCAGTATCCTTATTTCGAAGACTTACTGGATTATTCTCATTTGTAGTGATACATTCAGCGTTTAATATTATATTTTGGAGTAAATTAGTTCCAGTATTAAAGGGTCCAATACAAAAAATTTCGTTGATTTCATTTGGTTTTGACATCTTTATTTTATATAAAGTAAAATAAAATATAAAATAAAATATAAAATATAAAATACAAAATTATCATACTGTGTTTAATTCAATATAATTTATAATTTCATTAAATTCATTATTGACACATTTTATATGCTTTAAATTTAATATTTGCATCATTTTATTAAAAAAATCCCATTTACAATCACATGTTACTTCAAGTATTTTTGCACCTTCTTTACAAAAAAACATATTAGACATTGCTGCTCCGTGTGCACAAATAATCATTTTCGCATTATTAAAATATTTCACTTGTTCTTCAAAAGGCATATTTTCTAAAAATATCCCTTTGAATCTATTTTCATATTTTTTCGCGAGATATTCTTCCACTTTCTCAATATCTATTATTTCTCGTCTTTCTTTTCCAGTGTTAAAAACATGTTTCATTTTTTTTAATTCTAAATCGTCAATTAGATTGATACGCTCACCTCGTTTAATTAAAATTACTTCTGGGTAATTTATATCGTAATTTAAATGATTAATATTAAATCTTGAAAATATATAATTTCTAAATTTATTAAAATGTGGTTTGCTAATATATTCTTCTTTTTTTTTACAAGTAATTGTTCTCACCCTCAATTTATCAAAAATCGGTTTATTTAATTCCAAATTGTTCACACCCATAACTTGTGTGTATATTTTGTGAAAATTACCGATTGTTTGATTTGTATTTTTTAATCTAACTACACGTCTTACACGATAAATATTGTTTATTATTTCTGGAAATAAACAATCACATATAAAATGTGCATAATGGTAGAGACTACCTCCAATTCTTTGATTAACAATTTTAATCATTATAATATATGTATATATAATTTTATAGATCTGATTACATTTTAACCTCTACTTTATTTGAATTCATTCATATAATATTATATTTTTAATATTATATTTATTTTACAAATTTTTGGTATTATTTATGGAATAAGTTATATATTATTATATATTATTATATATTATATAAATGAGAAGATGTATTTATTGTTGTGTATTCGCCCAAGATAACTACGTCGAAATGTTTTACCTTTTATTAGAAAGTTTATTTACTTATGGAAATTTAGATAATAATACTGATATATTAGTATACACATCTACCTCATTTATGAATATGATAAAACAAAGTCATTTGTTCAATGATGGAAAAGTAAAATTTGAAATTAATGATGGATATGATAATATAGATAAAGCCTGTAAATCGAGATTGGATTTATTTAATTTGCAGTGTGTAAACAACTATGATAAAATACTGTATTTGGATACCGATATTTTAATAAAAAATGATATTAATAAAGTTTTTGATTTATGTAAAGATGATATTTTATATGTTTTAGAAGAAGGTCAAATAGATGATGATAGAGATTTTTGGGGAAAAACATTATTCGGAGATGAAATAGATAATTATAATGATAAAACTGCATTTTCAAGTGGTATATTATTATTTAATAATTGTGAGAGAATAAGGGATTTATTTCATAAAATAAATGAAGATATTATCAATAGATCTCATAATTTTCATGACCAACCTTACATCGTATACAATGCTTTTAAATATAATTTATACAATAATAAGATATTAAAATCAGTTGCAGTAAATAATGATAATAATATTTATAGCGATATTGTAATTCATCATTTTCCGGGAGGACCTGGTATATATACCAAGAAAATCTCAACGATGAAGATATTTTTTGATAAACTAAATAATATTACATTTGAAAATGATATGAAAATACGTGATGTTATAACTCCTCCAGAAAAGAACATAACTCTTTCGTTGATTGGAATATGTGTATCCTATAATTATTTTGATACACTTCAATTTATGTTACCGGTTAATTATCAACATTTTGAAAAAATATATTTAATAACACAAGAAGATGACGTAGAAACGATTGAATATTGTAAAAATTTTGATAATGTTAACGTATTATTTTATAATTTTACAAATAATAATAAAAAATTTGATAAATATGGAGCATTAAATTATGCACAGGAAATAGTATATAAAGAATATCCTGAAAGTTGGTATTTAATCATTGACAGCGATATTCTTTTACCGAATAATTTCATTGATATTTTAAACAAAGTAGAATTAAATTCAGAATGTATTTATGGTGCAATTAGAAATAATGTTTTAAAATCATCCGAATTGTTGGATAAAAGAAAGATTATAAGCAATTATGAAAATTTAAATTTAAAAACCAATAATATATTATATTGGAAAGAAAAACCTCCGACTATAATTGGATATTTTCAATTATATAGAAAAAAAGTAATTACTTGTTTAAATTATAATATAAATAATATACGATATATGGGAACTGCTGCAGCAGGAGATTGGATGTTTTGTCATGATAATTTTGATTTATTTTGTATGTTAGATGATATATTATGTTTTCATTTGGGACAACATTCTGTAAATTGGTATGGAAAAATTGTATCTTTTATAAATGATACCAATATCTCGTTGGAAAATATATATTACACCTGTGATAAAAGAACAAATCACGTATATTATAATAAAAAATGTGAAGTTGTCAAATATGGAAATAGCCAAAATATAGACGATGATATATGGACTTGTTCAGAACAAATGCGTTATGATATCTATGATTTTTTCAAGGATAAATTTCATTTTAAAATTGCTGAAATCGGTGCACATAAAGGGTATACTACTAAAATATTATCAAATATATTTCATAAAGTTTATGCAGTTGATAATAGTATTGAATGGACAAATTTTAGTAAGAATTTTAATAAAGATTCAACAAACATAGAATATGTTATGTTGGATATATATAAAGATAGTTGGAATATATTACCTCATGATATTGATGTCGTTTTTATAGACGCAGTACACTCATATGAAGGATGTAAAAGTGATATTTTGAATTCAATTAAAACATTTAAAAACTTAAAATATCTTATTTTCGATGATTATGGTGTTTGGGAAGGAGTTAAAAAAATAGTGGACGAATTAATGAAATGTAATATTTTATTATTTGATAGATTTATTGGTATAAATAATGTTCCTGGTCCTCATGGTATTGTGAAAAATGTCAATGAAGGAATTATTTGTAGTTTAAGAAAGAATGTTCCGAATGTTCAGAATGGTAAAAACAAAAGAAAAGTAAAAAAAATGATTCCTAATGTTAGGAAAAATAAATTAATAAGATTTGGAATGAGATATACATATTTACGTAAAAATAGGATCATTACATAGTTTTTACTTGGTGTAACTACACACATTATATATTTTCATGATTATTATCAGTAGAGTCATCGTTATTTTCACTATCGTCATTCATATTTTCTTGCAAATAAATATTGTTTATTGAATCAATATCACTTTTATATTTATTGAATAATTGTGTAAAATAGGTATGGTTATTGATATTTTCTATTTTGGTTTTTGGAGGGGTGTACATAATTGGAAAATGTTGTAAATTATCATTTTTTAAAAATGTTTTTAATTTATTTACAATTGCATTTTCAAATAATTCTTTTGAATGCAAAACGAATACATTTTTACAATTTGTATTTGTCCAAATTTTAATTTGTCCAATAATTAATCTTAATAAATTTTCATCTGAAAGTATCGTATTTCTATTGTTGGATAATTTTCGTTGATTCACATCCCAAAATCCTTTTCCTCTTCTCTTCATAGATAAAAAAGATTTAATTGGATTGTCATATATGTATATAATTGGAATATTTAACTCAATATATTCAGGACAATGACACAATATTTTATTCCATATCGGTGTTTTACAATTATAATTGTTTTTAATTAATGTATCTACTAATTGGTTTGAACAACTACCACCTGGACTTATTACACATATATCTAATTTTTCTGATTCTACAATTGAATTTATAATTTTTAAATCTTGTATCATTATATATAATAAATAAATTTTATAATTTTATATATTATACTAAAATTATACCAATCAATCATTTTCATAAAATATTCATCTAAAAAGGATTTCTGGTGAAATACGGATTTTTGCATTATTTTTTTGTATTCCTTGTACATGAAATGGTCGATGTTCACAGTCTTCGTTTAACCCATCTACTTTTTCATATTTTTGAAATATAATTTTTGAATTTGCAGCTTTGATATGTTCTATTAATTTATGTTTTGGATAAAGATCCAGTCGGATGAGTCCGTCATAGAAACAGTTCGTAAACTGACTTGTGCGGTAAATGGCAAATCCGTTAAAAGCCGAAATACATGGTAGTAATTCCCCTGGATTTAATTTATTCAGTAATTCGGTAACGTATTTTTGCATAATATAATAATATTCCACGCTATTATTGAAATGATTATAACTAAAATTAAAAGGTCGGATTGATAACGCCCAAATATCATAATATTCGGGATCTGTTTGGAATGATAATGCATCCCAGTCAGATCTATTTAAATATTTTGCTAAAATTTCAGCATTCACTTTTTTACAATTGACATCATCACAATCCATCATTATGAAAAATTCAAAATCCGGATATTTTTCCCTAATTATGTTTAAACAATAATTACGAGCTTTTGCAATTCTATGCGTTCTGTATGGTAATAATGGTTCCGTATTTATATAATACATAAATTTCTTGTTTTTTTCTTGGTAATCAATAATTTTTTGTAATGTACTATCGTCAGATTCATCGTAATACATTATTACTGCATAATCATGAAATAATTCACCTATTTTTTCAATATTAATAAAGATTTGGTCTAAATATTCTCCACAATTTCTTACCGGACCACAAATACAACATTTTTGTTTTCTTTGTATTGTTAAATCATTCATTATTATTCGTTTATTATACTTATAATAATAAAATAATATCCGTTTTTTATTGTAAAATCTCCACACAAATTAACTTACCCCAAATTATATAATTTAGAGATATCATTGTTTTTGAATTCGTATATATATATCAAAGCATAACCATGCCATAATATATCGTGATTGATTATTAATTCCAATAGTATTAAAAATTATATAATTAAAAAATTGATTTTAAAATATAATATATAATCTATATATAAATATTATAATGGATTCAACATCAGAATATAAAGACCTAAATGAATTTTTATCAAAGCATAATTCAAACCTAAAAAAGGATGATTTATCAAATCCGACCGTGAAAATAAGTCCGTCTCATACCCGTATACCAGGTAAGGGAGTTTTTGCGGGGTCTTACGTTATTCCGAGTGAAGAATATACCAATTTTTATAGATTATATTATGAACATGTATTTGTAAAAAAGAAAATAGAACATCTTACAGAAAAACAGTTAGAAAAGGGTGGACCAATTTGCATTGATTTTGATTTTAGATATACTCATGATGTTGATAAGCGTCAGCATACACCTGAGCATATTCAAGATGTAATAAATTTGTGTTATTTGGAAATCTTGAAGGAATTCTTTGTATTCGAAAGAAACAAACCATTTCCGATTTATGTGATGGAAAAACCAAATATAAATCGATTGAGTGACGGATCAATGACAAAAGACGGTATTCATATTATCATAGGTATTCAAATGAGTAAAGTCATGCAATTAATGCTAAGAGAACGAGTCATGGAAATGATTGGAGACATTTGGGATTTACCTTTAATAAATAACTGGGATTCCGTATTGGATTTGGGTGTAACCAAAGGTTCTGCCAATTGGCAAATGTATGGTTCCAGGAAACCCGAAAATGAGGCATATCAATTAACTCAATATTATATGGTTTCATTTGACGAAAGTGATTCGGAATTCATGGTAGAGGAAAAAAAGCTAACCAGTTTAGATTTATCGAAAGATTTGTTTAAAATGTCGGCACAATATCCGAATCATCATGCATTTGAAATACACCCAAATATTAAAGAAAAGGTAGAGCAAATGGAGTCGAATTCATTTTCAGTGCAAAAATCATTAACAATGAAAAGAGCCAAGAGTAAAACAAAACTATTTCTGCAAAATGCATTGTGTGAAGAAGAAGACGATACGAATATTAAATTGGAAGATATTACAAATATGGAAGAATTAGATCGTGCAATTCATAGTATAATGTCGAAACTTACTTTTGCGGAATATGAGATCAAAGAAATACACGAGTATACGCAAATCTTACCAGGGAAATATTATGAACCCGGATCACATGAATTAAATCGTAAAGTTGCATTTGCACTAAAACAAACGGATGAACGATTATTTCTGTCTTGGGTAAAACTGCGAAGCAAAGCAAGTGATTTTGATTTTGAAACAATCCCCGAATTATATAAAAATTGGGTGAAATATTTCAAGGTTAAACCAAATGGTATTACAAAATATTCGATAATGTATTGGGCTCGTCAAGATGCGTATAATGATTATAAAATTGTCCAGAGAAATACAGTTGATTACTATATTAATGAATCCTTGAATAATCCAACGGATTACGATTTTGCATTGGTCTTGTATCACATGTTTAAAGACAAGTATATTTGTGGTGGAATTACTGAAAAAGTATGGTATGTTTTTATAAATCATTGTTGGCAATTGGATAAGGGATTCACGATTCGAAAAGAAATGTCCACGTCAATGTATAACTTATATTCTGAAAAAGTCCAAGTTATTTTAGACCAATTAAATCATACGGATCCAGCGGATCCTGGTTATGAAGAAATTAAAAAGAAATTAAAAGCCATAAGAGATACCGTCTCTAAACTTAAAAAGACTGGTGATAAAAATAATATTTTGCGTGAGGCGATGGAAATCTTTTATGATAAGGAATTTAATAATAACGTAGATAAAAACAAGTATTTATTATGTTGTACGAATGGTGTCATTGATTTGAAAAACCAAATATTCAGAGACGGTTTACCAACCGATTATATTACAAAATGTACAAAAGTCGAATATCATGAATTTGATAATACGATACATGCTGAAACTGCTGCACAAATTAATGATTTATTCAATAAGATATATCAAGTGCCTGAATTGAATAAATATATGTGGGACCATTTATCGGCGTGTTTATTCGGTGAAAATATTAATCAAACATTTAATATTTATCTGGGTAACGGTAGTAATGGTAAATCGAAAATTACGAAATTAATGTCGTTATCACTTGGAGATTATTATGGAACCGTGCCATTATCATTAATCACTGAAAGACGTAATGCGATTGGTGGCACCTCTTCAGAAGTGATGAATTTGAAGGGTGTTCGATATGCTTGTATGCAAGAGCCAACCAAGGAAATCACATTGAACGATGGTGTGATGAAAGAATTAACTGGCGGTGATCCTTTGGTGGGCAGACAATTATACAAGGAAAGTGAATCCTTTATTCCTCAGTTTGATTTATGCGTTTGCACAAATATATTACCAAATATTTTGAGTAATGATGATGGAACATGGAGACGTATTCGCATTATAAAACACATGTCTAAATTTGCGGATCCATCTGAAAATATCAAACCAACAGAGGATTCTCCATATGTATTTCCAAAAGACAAGACATTAGAAGATAAATTACCAATGTGGGCGGAGACCTTCTTAAGTATGCTGGTAAAACGTGCATTCGAGACTCAAGGTAGAGTTGAAGATTGTCCAATTGTAATGCTTGCATCAAACAACTACAGACAACGAGAAGACCATATTGCTGGATTTGTATCACAAAACGTAGAAGTTGTTGAGGGAGGAATAATTAAACGCCAAGAATTAAGCGAAGAGTTCAAGAAGTGGTATGCGGAATATCATAACTCTAAGAAAATTCCAAAGGGAATTGAATTGTTTGAATACATGGATAAAAAATTCGGACAAGCAAAGAAAGACGGATGGCATGGTGTTTCGATTATTCGTCCGGAAGTAGAAGAGATTGATGAAGTATAACCCATTCCCGAAGAAGTGCAAATGTAGAGTCGGAAAATATATTATGCCTTTTTTAACTTAAAGAACCACCCTACCTGATTGTATATAAAAAAGACTTAGAAATAAAGATAGTAGTTATGTATTATGAAATATATAACAACTATTATCACCAATATTGTAAAAAAGTTGACACCAGAAGAAATGGCAAAACCTCTTGGTAGATGGAGAATCGAAAATTGTAATAGGCAAACGAACCACAAAATAGATTTGTCAAACGAAGATCATTGTGGTCCTTGTGGTGAATATGCATTGGAAAAAGTAAAATGTAAAAATGATACAACCGGATATATTCGTAATGGGTAGACTTTGTAATGGGTAGACTTTGTGATGGGTAGACTTTGTGATGGGTAGACTTTGTGATGGGTAGACTTTATAAAGTTAGATGAAAAAATTCATATATTTCATTTATTTTTTTTGTCAACCACAAATAAATAGTCGTCATTACAAATGGATATAGTAGGAATAATAGTATTGTGAATATTTTTGTTGTAATACTAAATGTGGTATTGTACATGAACAACATTATAATAAATAGTAACAATACAATGGCATAGAACCAGAAAAAATACCAATACCATTTATTTAAATTATCATAACTTTTGTTTTCGTAATATGTTTTACGATGATTTGTTGTTACATCACCGGTATTAACACGGGCTTCTATGATTTGTTCATTTAGTTCATCTTCTTCTTCTTTATATTTCTCATATAATTTACCTAAATAGGTGTAGCTGGATTGAGTCTTTATATATGTATCATTCAAATATTCTATATCAAGTACCAACTCATTTATTTTTGCGGTGATATTTTTTCCAATGGCGGTTGCTGAATTAGTTAATTTACTTGTAATATAACTGTCGTAACCAGATTCACCATATTGACATGTATAATAGTCCTTTTCGGCTTTACTAAGTTTAGATGGCGCGCTTGCTAAATTTAATTTGGCATCGTTGTAATTTGTTTCCGAACAAGTTGTTGTTCCAATACTCAAAAGGTCCAATTGTGATTCTTCTAAAAATTGATTCACTTGATTAATCGTATTATTAAATTGTTCAGCTAATAACTCGTCCTTATCAGTTAACTGTTTATTATCAGTATTAGTATTCATTCTCCTATATTATGTTTTTATTAATTTTTTATATTTTATTTTATATTTTTACATAAATCGCAAAAAAATAAAATTAATTCATATCGTCTTCTTGCTCAAACATATCATCAGTGTACATGTTGACGTCTCCTGTAATTGTAGTATCATATAAATTGTTTTCACTATCATCAGTATCAGCACCGGCACTTATAGCTGAGCTAACCATACTATAAGGAGTAGGACAAGACTCTCCTCCACCAGAATTTACCGGAATACATTTATATGTCGCAGCATCATACATAGTTCCCTCGCCGCAATAATTACTACCACTACTTGATGGCGCAGGTGGTTTTTTCCAAGGGTCTTTTCCGCCAGGATTAGATTTATCTATTTTAGGTGCGGTCGATGGATTAAAAGACCAATCATATCTTGCGTAATCCCTCTTATCGTGATAATATAAATAAACGATTTTCCAAAATAAGATAATTGTGCTTATAATAACAACCACAATGAATAAAAGTGCGTATAAAGGGGTTGGCATAATACCCCGATTATGTAAAATACTTAATAAGATTACAACTGCACAAATAATCACAATTATTTTCATTAAACTTGTTTCATCCTGGTATTTATCACCGTAATACTTGTTTATTTCGACCATTCTCAAATTATTGTATTTGGTGCTGTTTAATTCATTTAATTTATTTTTTGATTCATTTAATTCATTTTCAACAATAATAATTGTTTGACTTTGTTGTCCTAATAAGGTATTTGACGCGGACAAGTTGGAAACAGTGTCTTGTGAATTATTATTCATAAACTTGTATAAATTAACTCTCATTTGGGACAATTTTTCAATTTGACCCGTGATGTTCTTTTTCAAGGTATCTGTTAAAGTTCCATTAGCAATATTCGTTTCTAATTGATCAAATAATTGTTTTTCAAGTTTTTGAAGAGAACTAATATCATTTAATGTTTGTTGATTTCTATCAATTGGTGCAGACATAATATATAGATTATAATTAGATTATAATTAGATTATAATTTGTTTATATGAAATTAAATTATAAATAAAAATTTTATTTAGTAAATTTTTATTTATACGTTGGCGTTGTCCTTAATTCTATTATATTTTCATAAGATTCATTGAAATAATGACACCGCTTATTGCTAAAATAGTCCAAAACATATAATTATAATTTTGCTGTAATGCTCTTAATTCATTGTCTTTTAAAATATTATTCACGTTAGTTTCATCTGACACATAATTATTTATCTGATTTACTACATCGTTATACGTTTTTAAATTTTCATCAATCATTTCACTATTTATACCGCTTTGATTTTGAATAGACGATGTTTGGTTCTTTAAACTATTTAATATACCAATTATTTTTGTAGCAGTGGCCGAAATTTCTTTTTGTAAATCATTTACCTTTGAAACTGGGTCTGAAATAGAATCAGTTAGACCACAAGTAGTTGTGGGTGTCATATAACCTGAATTTTTAGTATAATTTTTCCATTGAACACTGTCAATATTTACGGTTTTTCTCTTACAACTTAAATCAGAATTAATAACTTCTAAATTTCTTATATATAAATTATAATTTTTCACTGGTTTTTTTAGAGATGGATTAAAAATATCCTTACCCTTAAGATATGCTGTTTTTGAACTATTGTCATATACAAAACCATAACAACTTTTATTTGCATTACAAGTTCTAATTATTTCTTTAACGGTTTTACCAGTTATCGGATTACCTAACGTTTTACTATCCGAACTGTAATCTTTAAATATTGTATATTTTTTTCCTGGCGTAAGCATATTATCTGGATATTGGGTTAATTTGGTGTCAGCATCTACATAACCCATATTTCCTACAGAATTTAAATCTCCTAATTCCGTAATTTCATATAGGGCATTATTACCAAGAGACCCGTATGTTTTTTTGTCACCTTTAGTATTTTGAATACATGGCTTATATTTTCCGTATTTTGTTGCTTTTGTTTCATCATTACTTACAAAACATTTTGACGTACCAACGGTACCTCCTTGTAATGCAAAATATTTATTTCCACGTAAAACTGCATAATTCATACAACTCTCATATGAATAATTAGAAACACCATCTCCGACGGGTGACATTGCGGGGGATGATTCTTTATCATTATAACAACCTAGATAATTACTTTTCACTTTTTCTATTTGATAAATCACATTTGTCCATTCACCTCCATATTTTTTTTTATCATTTCCAGTGGTATATACATCAGACGTTTCGTACTTTGTAGATTCCGAAATATTATCACTGATCGAACACATTGCAGTTTGGGTTTTTTCATCAAAATCCTGTAATCCGAAAAAAGTACTATTGTTATTTAATGCTGCTTGTCGACAGCTTTCATAAGTATATGTATTTACCCCATCATTTAAAACGGTCATTGCACGATCCGGTTTATCTTTATAAACACCAACATACTTTGCGGTAGGTGGTCTACTATAAATAGCATTTACACCATCACCACCATAATATTTGTCATCTGTACCCGTATTACATGCTTCACCATTATCTCCGTATTGAATTGCTTTTTCATACTCATTACTAACATAACAACTTGATAAATTAGTTTTTTCATCTAAATTTTGTAACCCAAAATAAGTGTTTCCACTATCTATTGCTGCTTGTTGACATGTTGAATAATTATAGCTTTGAGAACCCTTATCCAAAGCTGTCATTGCTGGAGATGTTTTTGAATCTTTATAACAACCTAACGCTTTAGATTTACGATTCGATACTGTTCTATTTACGAATACATTTTTCCCTTCATTTCCGCAAGATTGGCCTTTTACCATTGGTGTTCCTATATTTATCCCCGACGGAAGAGAAGTGATCGGTACCTTCGCAGATGGACAATTGTTTAATCCCGCAATATCCCCATATTCAGTTGTGTTATTATATGGTTTAGCCAATCCTTCACTTGTCATGTAATATTGTTTACCGTCGCTTGTTTTTACATTTTGATTCAAATATTTATTACTATCAGCTGATACATTTGTCATGTAATTTGATGTGCTGGTTAATACATTATCTTTAGCGGTTTGATACCGTTGCAAAAGCGATTTATATTGGGTTTCCAAGTCGTTTAATTCAAGTAATTTACTTGAAATTTCTTGACTGTATGTTCCGGTTCCGGCGATTGATTGAGAAATGGTAGAATCAGAAGTTGTTGCAAAACCTTCAATAATGGATTTTTTATATAAATCGCCGTTTTTATTATTAATTACATTAGTATTTTTTTCTAAATCATTGAAAATTTGTAAATCACGTGTATCTTGCGTTATTTTTTTCTGGTATTTTTTGAATTGTAATCCTTGTTTTAAAGTTGCGGGTATTTTATTTTCTTGTATATTTTCTAAAAATTCCTTTATTTTTTCCATATTTAAATTTACTAATATAATAATATATTATAATTATTATATTATAATTATTTTACTTAGATTGGCGATAATTTAAATATTAAAACTGCTAATACAATCGAAATACTCAAAAATATCATAAATGCATATGCAGTTCTTAAATAATGAACCAAAGACAATAAAACAAAGCCTATGATTGTAAAGATGAAAAATTTCATCCAATTAATATTACTATCTGGAAATACCAGTAATATAATGACCGTAAAGACCGAAATAAAACACAAATATGCCCACAAAGTAAAATAAATACTACCTTGGGCTGTATATAATTCCATATTTTTCTTTTCCTGGTTAATTTTGTCGTATTCTTCCATAAGTTCTTTTAATTTCTGTCGATCGCTCAATAAAATATTATATTGTTCATTTAAATTATTATTATTTTCATTAATTAATGTTCTCTTGTTAACTTGTTCTTCTGGAATATTCATTGTATTTGTAAATCTGAATTGTTTCATTTTGTCAATCATTGATAATAATTTTTCATTGAGAGCTTGTAGATTTGCAGTTGCAACTACCAATTCAGTAACAATTGCCCGTTTATTATCCGTAGAAGTTGTCAAAGAACCGTTTTTTCCAACAGTCACGCAATTGTCTGTACTGGCAGTTGTATCAAATGTTGCACCGTAGCATTTTTTATCTTTACTACATGTTGCAATACAATTATCCAAACTAAGTGTGGTTGTTTTACTAAGAATATCGCCTAAGAATGACTTTCCGCGTAGTATTTTAAATTTTTTTGTAGCAGAATTTAAAGCAGAATTATAATCTGTTTGTGCTTGTTCGTATAGAGTCATTGTATTGTCATATTCTGTTTCTAATGTTTCTAAATTTAATATATCAGAGTTTTGTGTCATATATATATTAAATAATATAATTTACATTCATTTTTCGTTTTTATTTTATATAATTTGGTCTCTATTCTAATATTCATACTGAATAATTACTATACCTGAACCACCATTTTGGGCGTTTTCATTATTAGCTGATGCAGAACCAGCACCATCACCACCCTTACCTACATTGGGAGGAGTTAATACTCCATTATTGTTGTTACCAAAATTACCACCTTTTCCTCCTTCACCATAAATAACTGCAGTTCCGGAAATCGAACTTGAAATACCAGAGCCTCCCAGACCGCCTGAATTTGGATTAGTAATTACTCCATTTGCTCCATTCGTTGACTGGCCTCCGCCACCTCCTCCGCCGCATCCACCGCCTCCTCCAGAACCACCGGTGCTTGCGGAACCGCCTGTTACTTTTATACCACCAACGGCTCCAGTACCGGCATCATCACGACTTCTATAACCAAACCCACCACCTAAAGCGACTAATGAATCAAAACTGGAATTTTCGCCATCTTGACCGCTATATTCTTTAGGAGTTAGGTTTCTATTTGCAGTTCCACCCAATCCACCATTACCAACATATATATTATAGTTTGCACCAGGAACAACTGCAAGCGTACCAGATAAAACCATACCGCCTCCACCGCCTCCGGCACCTGCATTATCAAATGCACCTCCACCGCCACCACCGCCTCCTACAATCAAGTAATTAATTGACGTTGTGGTTAATGGAGCCGTCCATGAATCAGGACCGACTGTTGTAAAGGAAACAGTTGTAGTAACAAATGTATGAGTAGGTGTTACTGGGTCTGACGCGGTTGATGGAAGCGAGTCACCTCTATCATTCGTAGCATACACTCTAAAAGTATATGAAGTGCCGCTTGTTAAACCTGTTACTGTTACCGGAGAAGAAACGTCGTATACAGTAATATTATCTGGATCAGAAACAATCGTGTAACTGGTGACAGGTGATCCTCCGTCACTAATTGGCGGATCAAAAGAAACCGTTGCTTCGTTGTCACCAGCAACAGCATTGGTAATAATTGGTTGCGAAGGAACTACAATTTGACTATTTAAATTATTGATACAATATACATTGCCCAAATAAGTGGTTATAAATATATTACCGTCTGCATCCATCGTAGGACTTGAATATGCCGAACCAGATAAATCTCTGAACCACCTTACATAAGGATTACCGAGTTCATTAGTTTTAATTGCATACATTCTTCCATATGTATCGTCAAAAGAAGTGGTATTAATATATATTGTTTCATCCGACCCTACCAAACAGGAGGATAATATAAGTAAATAATCCATTATTAAATACCATCTAATAGAACCATCAACCGGGTTAATTGCAAATAGAGTTGATGTATAATTACTATTCGTTATACCAATATATATGTTACCAGTATTACCGATGGTTGGACTGCTAAATGTAAATCCGGTTTCGCTCAATAGAGTTTGCCATATAGGTATAGGTACACCTGTATCTGGGTCGATCACATTTGGATCGATCGCAATTAATATAACAGCACCGAAATAAAAACCCTCGCCTAATCCGGGTGAAGTTGCAATAAAATAAATAATTCCGTCTGCTGAAATTGCGGGTGTTGCTACACAAATTAATGGGCTATTGTATAAACTTTGTAAGGTATATGACCATTTTAAAGTATAATCTGGATTTACTGCAAATAATCCATAGTATATGGAATATTCATCTGTATTGTCATAACTTGTTGCAACATAAATCGTTCCATCTTGACCAATAGCAATTCCGTTCAATGGAATAACATTAGAAATTGAATATGTAGTTAATTGACAATAATCAATTATAGCACCAGTCATTTGGCTAATACCGATCAAGTAATTTTCAGCATTCACAACATATATAGTTCCATTAGATACCAATGATATATTTGAAATATTAAATCCGGTAGGTTCTGATTGTCCTAATAATATTCCACTTGTTCCATTATCAATGATATTATATATTGCACCGCCGGATGAAAGATAAATCGAATTATTATTTGAAATAGTAATATTTCCGAATAGTGTGATTCCTGAATCAGATAAATTTAACCACCATTTTATATTTCCGTTATTTGAAAGAGCATATAGTACACTATTGTTTATGTCAGGTACATAAATCGTTCCGTCATTCGAAATAATGACGGATGAGTATGAATTAAAATTATACAATTGATCTGGATTTTCCAATTGTGTAGACCATCTTTCATTACCATTTTGACTTCCTAAAAATGGAATTAAATGTGTATTAGAATTGTATAGACCACCAATAAATGGAAATGGACTACATTGTTGATATGGTGTATTACGAGGTAATAAGCTGGAACATATCGATGGGGGACTTGGACCACCACAAGATTGTAAATCGTTAACTACCCATAATTTTACATCATTCGTTTTTGAAAAATAAACCAACAAACCATTCGTAACAGTATTAGACACAGCACTCATATCATCACCGTCAGAATAATTAACTGTATAAGTTTTTGCATTATTCTGAGATACATTTTTAGGTATCCAATATGAATATAATATTTCTATATCATCACCCTCTTCTCTATCTTCATGATAATACAATGTTAAATTTTTGCTGTTTAATGTGTATGAATATGTTAAATCAAACACTTCTTGGTCACCATCCGAACCCATATTTCCATAGGCTCCAAAACGAAATGGTAAATCATCATCTACCGAAATATCAAACTTAAAAATGCCTTGAACTGGGTAACCATGATTTATCGTGAATGTGCGTCCAAAAACATTAAATGTTTGAGTTATGATGACACCGTTCGCCTGATTTTGAGGATTAATTAATGGAAAATAATATTTTCCACTGGTTACATCATATAGATAAAACCATCCCCAATCATCAAATATATCATTACCCCAATCACGCCAATACGAACCAATCAATCTATCATCAGGATCTTTGTCTCCTAAAACAATATTTCCATCATTAAGAGGTGCCATTCCTGGAAAAAATTCAGGATAATCTACTGGATCTAACTCATAAGTATAGTCTCTGTTACGCATATCTTTTTCTATAGGACCACCCACAGGGAATCCGTCGGGTGCAGTATTATTTTTTGAACAGATGAATTCCCCAGGTGGAACTGGTGGAACCGGAGGTTCGGGTGGAACAAATATGTTTTTACCAAGTGGGTATCCCATATAATAGTAATTTATGCTACAGTTGCTATTTGTGCAGTTTCCGGAATTGCGAATCATTTTTCGTCTAATTGCATAATTTGTTGATGAAACTGAACCACTTATTCCAGAACCGGATACATATTTGTTATTCACGTTTTGATATGTATTACAAGTACTATTTCCACCAGGAGAAAATTTTGTTGAACGACGACCACCAACTCCAGTATTTTTTTTGAAAAAAAATCCCGGAAAATTTGTTCCTTTTCCATACCAAAATGAACCAAAAGATGTTCCACTAATACGTCGTGGATATATATAGGTATTTGTTGGCGTAGGTGTTGGACTTGGAGGGACTGGAGGGACTGGAGGTACCGGAGGGACTGGAGGAGTCGGGATATTTGAACTGGTAGTTACATTATTATTTGTGACACTTCCACTTTCACTTCCACCACTATATGAACCATTTAAAATAAGTGCGTATGAACCTGTGTCCGCTGGAATATTGATAGATGGTGTAAATGACGAACTATATTTAGCTGTTCCAATTAACCACTCAAAATTATATAATTGACCACCAAAAGCTGCGTCATTAGTTGGAGTTGTCTCATTACCAATAAGCAAATTAACAGTAAAGGAATAATCATATGTATCACTGAATGTAGCTCCCATAGGTGTTCCATTCAAATAAATAGTATTCACACTACTTGACCGAACAATCGCAAAATGAACCCATGTGTTTTTGTATGTAGTTAAACTATATGAAAATTGAACAGATGAATTACTCCAAAAATAAAACGTTCCGCCTTCTATACTGACGCCGATCTCGGTATTTGGATAATCTCCGATTTGAAATATTCTTGGAAATGGATTTGAGTCGGTTTGATATTGCCACCATTCTATAGTAAAATCACCTGTTACAAAACTTAAATTTGTTGATGGCACAGATAAATAAGATGTTGAATTACCTAAAAAATTCAAACTTGTATATGACATTTTTATATATAGGTATATAAATATAAAAATATAAAAATATAAATGTAAAAATATTTAATTTTTCTTATACTTATAAAAATCGACGTTTGAAATGTAAAAAGGTGTAAACAATAAATTAATTTCCAATTTCCAAAGGCGAAATGTCTCTTAAATTATATTTTGGAAAATTGGAAAATTATATAAAGATCCCTTTATATATGCTAAAAAATTATTTTTTCATAGAAGTATAAAAGGTTCTCATGAGTATCAATATTCCAATAAATAAAATGATATTGGATGTATATTGTAAATTATATGTATTTTTTGAATCACCAAACATTAATGTTGAAGTATCTCCTCTTACAGAATTATATTTGTCGGTTAAACCATTGATTTTTTTTTCTTCCTCTTTAATTTGATCTTCTAATTTTTCCAACTTTTCGATTTTTGCATTTAAAGAATCGGTTCCGCTCATAATCTTTTCTTTCAAAGAAAAAATATCTTTTATACTATCGATTAAATTACTTTTTGCAGTATTATATTCGCTTTCTTCTGTAGTAGATTCTGTATTTTTATAATATTCTACATACGCTTCTTTAAAATCTGCGAGATTTGTTGTAAATTTTGTATTCGCATTTTTTATATCTGTTGAATAATCGGTTATGCCACTCATTATTATATATAATATATAAATATTATATACAAAAATAAAATATATTTTACCAACAACAACGAATTATAGAGTATCTATACACAAATACGATAATAATAACTATTAATAGCCGTTTTACTTGGTCTGATTATTTCACATACTTGACCGGGGCGAATACCGATGACTTGCGCAACTGGGTCGAATCTTGAAATATCTGGGAATTCCTCATCGCTCATTATATTGTATTTCAGTTTGATTTTATCAACTTCGTCTTTCGATAATACTCGATGTGAAGGAACAAGTGTGTGATTCAAAATATTGAATTGTAATCGTTTAATATTCTGAATCACAATTAATATTCCGTCTTGTTCCCAAATATGTTTTAATAAATTGGACATTGTTTCATTCATATCTTCCTTCACAATAATCATCAATGTATCTTCTTTTGTTAAAATTTCTTCTAAATTAAAGAGGTCGTCAATCATTTCCTGGATATTTTGATGACGTAGAGTTTTTGCTAAATAATAGCTTATATATATTTTTTTCTTTCTCTCCGTATTAGGCGTATTTTCATCTTGATTTTGTTCAAGAAGCATATCCAATTGTTTATTTTGAAACATTGCATTTACTTCATTAATACTAAAATTTTCATAATCGCTAATATTATATTTTTGCTTTTTCATTAATTCAAGTAATACCTTACGAGATTTATATATAGATGAAATTAAACTACTGGAATTGCTTTGTGGTGTCGTCATTATATTATACTAATAATATAATAACGTTATATTTTTAATTCAATTTTTATATATAATATTATTATTTGAATATTTTACAAAAACCCAAAAACCCAAAATGATTATAATATGATTACCTTCTTTGTTCCTCCGGATGATGATGAGCTGCTTTCGCCGCTTGAAGATGATGATTCTTCACTTGATTTATCCTTGTTTTCTTCCACGTCCAAGATGGATTTTTCTTTTGGTTCCAGTGCGGTTGGTTTAAGTATAAATTTGTCTTCTTCCTTTTTTTTGTCGTTAATTATCTCTTTCAGAGTTGCTGCCTCGTCCAAATTCAAAGAAATATTTGCCGGTATATTTGGTTGTGCCATCCCTGGTGGCGCGATTCCTGGTTGTATGACTCCCGGTTGTGTCACTCCCGGTTGTTGTAATGCTTGAATATTTGTCACTGGTGGTGTTCCAGGTGCAAAACCAATGCTGCTCGAGCTACTCATATTTGTATTTTGCTGGAGTTGTGGAGTTCCAGGTGCGACAGTATTCATATTTTGCGGTAACCCTGGATTCACATTAGGCATGGACATTGTGCTCGAACCAGATGCAGCATAAGGAAGGCTACTTGAACTATTTGTATTACTGTTTACCGGAGTAGCGACAGCACTTCCTGGAGCATAACCAATACTGCTTGACGATTCCGATAAATTTGATGGAGGAGTGGCAAAAGGACTACCAGGCATAAATTGGCTACTTTCGGTTGAACTTGGTATAGTATTTGGATTGAATCCTGGACTTGGTGGTTTTTGTTCACCAAAATCCAAATCGGGGTATTCCGGAACTTCCGCAGGAATATAATTCTGTGGAATTTGTGACATAGCACGTCGTTGTTCAAAGGCAATATTTTTATAGTCCGCCGATATTTGTTGTATAGAACTATTTGTTTTAAGTAATTTATTTATGTTATCAGAATAAGACATGGATAGTAATTGGTCAACATTATCTTCTGTTATAATTCGCATTTGAACATTCATAACCTGTAATTCTTGGATCAACAATTTCAATGCATATGGAACTCGTACAATACTAAACGACCTGCCAAATCTACTAATATTTCGAATATTCATCTTACCATCTAAACCTGTATTGAATTCTACAGGACCATCCGAAAAAGGACTCAAGAATAGATTTAAATTCTCATTATAAATCGCAATTGAACCCGTTTTATTACAAATCGCCATAAAATATTCATCGCCTCTTATCATGAATGATTCATTTAAAAATGCAGATGCTCCATGTGCCATGACACCATCACGTTCCATTTCACCTATTCTTAGACCACCGTCATTTGCTCTACCTTGAACAGTTTGTCTGGTCAATACCGTTCTTGGACCTAATGCACGATAATTGATTTTATCTTTAACCATGTGTTTTAAACGCATATAATAGGTTGGACCAATATAAATATCGGTATACAACTGTTCTCCAGTCATTCCATTGTATAATATTTGATTTCCTGTTGCATTAAACCCTGCATTTACAAGAATTTGACCGTACACATCTAAATGCGGACCTTTATTTGCAAACGCCGTGCAATCGCCAAACCCACCATATACACAACACGCTTTACCAAGTAGCGACTCAATCAGCTGACCAATCGTCATACGTGATGGAATCGCATGTGGGTTAATAATTAAATCTGGGCGAATACCGTCCGCCGTAAAAGGCATATCTTCCTCAGGTATTATCAGACCCAATGTTCCTTTTTGACCAGCACGTGACGCCATTTTATCGCCGATTGCCGGTATACGTTCCTCTCGAATGCGAACTTTTGCGAGTCTAAATCCTTCTTCGCCCTCAGTAATAAATGATTTATCAACATAACCGAGTTGCCCCTTTTTCGGAAAAACCGACGAATCTACAACTTGATTCGGGTCCATTGTATTTGCGGTTACTTTTCCGATTACTACGATTTTGTCATCCAACGGGGTTTCTTCTTTCACAAGTCCCCATTGATCTAAATGGCTATAATCATATCCAGCCTTCAGGCCGACGACATTTTTGGTTAATACGTCAGCAAAATACGAATTCGTGGTTGATCCGGATACTTTCGAACTTTCTTCTCGTGCTTCATACATGGAATAATAGGTTGTTCTAAAAATTCCCCGATTGACCGCACCTTCATTGATCAAAATCGCATCCTCCACGTTATAACCAGTGTAAGACATGATTGCGACAATTGCGTTCACACCATAAGGCTGTTCTTCCTTGTTGATGTAATCCAAATAACGAGATTTAATCAAAGGGATTTGACCTTGATTCAAAACTACGCCCATTTTATCAATTCGCATTTGATAATTCGAATGGTACAATGATACAGCCTGTTTACTTTGACCACAAGAAAAAGAATCACGTGGCAATGGGTTATTTTCAGCAAAGATAATCAAATTACCTAAAACACCCAGTATTAATGACGGGTCGATTTCCATGTGGGTATAATATTTGGATTTCTTCAAATCATCCGTCTGAGTAGCAATATAAGCCGACTCTTCCTCAGAAGTATCCAAGTATTCGATCACTGAATTATATTTTTCGAATTCTTCGAATAATTTAGTATATCCTTCGGATGAAGACATCGAAGATGATGGTGCCTCGGTACCGGTGTCCGAAGAAGAAACGGTTTTTGCTTTTGTAATAGAAGATGATGAAGTTTTGCTTCCGCCACTTCTCTCATCACTGTTGATATTAAGATTGATTTTATTGGAATATAATTGTCCTATATCATAAATTCGATTGTTTTTTATACTAAAGAATTTGTCTTCTTTTTCACAAAATCCGGCAACCGCTTGTTCCCAGGTGAATTTGCCTTTTTGTATCATGTCGGCGATATCTTTACGATAATAACTTGGCTTACCATTATCAATATAATATATGGGTCGCGTCAATCTCCCGGCATCCGTGAAAATATGAATCTCATTGTTTTCGTAATTAAAAGAAATACTCATGAATGCAGGTAGTATACCATTTCTACGGAATAGTTTTAATATTTTAAGCGTTGAAATCGGGTCATCGATTGATCCAACCCAGTTTCCATTTACAAACATCTTGGTTAAAATCGCCAACATATCGGATGTGCATTCTTGTAATAATTTTAATTTTATTTTGAATCTAAGCCAATGAATCAGTTCTTTTGTTTGAAATCCGCTTGTGACAACTGTACTAATCGACATGTGTTTATGAAGACCAATATTACCACCATCGGGGGTATCCAATGGATCAATCAACCCCCATTGGGATGAATTGAGAAGACGGGGACCCACTACTTTTGCACTTGCATCAAGAGGAAGATTAAATTTTCTCAATTGAGAGATAAAAGAATTCCAAGAGAGACGATTTACGTCTTGAATGACGCCGATTCGTTTGGTATGTTCTTCTGCACCCCAATTGCCTTTGAATGCCCTTCGAAAACCGGCATCAATCACTAAATTCTTGAAATATTCGCGATAATTATCACCAATCAAGTTAATGAAATTATCCCTGTATTTTCCACTATGATAATAGAACTCTTTATCGATTTTCAATTCGATTTCTCTCTTTTGAATCAAATAATATTCTCTAAAAAGATCATAAATGAGAGAACCAGATAATTCAACGCGTTTGAATTTGAAATTATCACGGTCGGTCGGTTGTTCTTCGCCCTTGAATACTCTCAACATGCGTTTTACCATGTACCCGATATAATATGCCTTGTCCAAGAAATTCTTCTCTCCAATATGAGGTAAAAAATAATTCATCAATATATCTAATGCACCTGTAATTGTTCTTCGTTTGGTAAGACTTGCGATAAATTTCAGTGCGTTTTCCTGATTAAATATATAATTTGCATCATGAACAGAAGGAATAAACAAGTCAATATAAGACGAATTTTTTTCCAGGTCTAACAAACAATATTCGATGATACTTTTATCCGAAATCACACCCAAGGCACGCATGACAATAAAAAGAGGAACCGGCTTTCTTACATTGGGAATCATTACAACGATTTGTTTGTTTGAATATTTTGATGAAGGTGCTACGATTTTAACTGCAGTAGTTCGAATAGGTTTGGACGCATCTTCAGAAACAGAACGGATTTCAGCAGAATGACTATAAATGTCGTCATCTTTATTTTTACGTATATACAACATATTGTCTGCGAATTTTTCTTGACAAACAATTGCTTTTTCTTTTCCGTCGATAATAAAATAACCGCCATAATCATTGCGACATTCTCCCATATTAAATCTTACTTCGGTAGATAAACCATTTAAAATGCACAAATCGGATTGAAGCATTATTGGAAAACGACCCAATAAGATTTTTTCTAAAGTAATTGAATGTTCCTTCTTTTCACCATTTTCATAAAAAACAAAATCAACATCGACATCATAGTGAATTGTGCAGCCATAAGTCATATTTCTTAGACGAGCATCATTGGGATACATGTAGTGAGTATAATGGTCATCGTATATAATTGGTTTGCCAAAATATATTTTTCCGCCATCTTTCCCACCCAAATGCAATAAACATTCATTTACTTTTCCTACATTATCGTCACTTTCTCTCTCAATAAAACGAATTGGATTGTTTTCTCTGAAAATCCGATTAATGCCGCCATTATTGAAAAAACTATTGTAGGATTCTAAATGATGATCTACTAAATTTTTTGGATTATCATTAAAATACTTGTCAATTATTTTCCAAGATATATTATCCTTTTCCATTTTAATCGTGTATATTATAATAATTATATATTTTTTATAATTGTTTCATCTTAAATTATATTTTGAATTTACGATTAATGAGAGAAAGAGAGAAAAGAAACGGTCGTGAAATACTTGTATAACCTACCCGGTTATATAATTATTGCAAGGTTGTAATCACTATTTTTATTCAATCATGGTCATTCCAGATAATTCCTTCAAATAACGCTTACTACAAGATTCAACCAATAATCCATTTGCAAAAATACCGTAATTCATTAAATAATTATCGTTTTCCAATGCAATATGGTAAATCGTATATTTTCCTTCTTTTTCATATACGGATGATTTTTCATCTAAACAAGCAGGTAAACGGTATTTACCGTCAGTCATATAATAATTACCATTATGATGATTCATTACTTTTTCAAATTGTTGTTTATCTTTAAAATTATCAATCAATATAGAATGACAACCTGTAATTACCAGGTCTTCAAATAATTCTCTGTATTCTTTATTGGAATATTTGTATAATTGGTCTGTAATGCGTTCTTTTGATGCTTTGTGATGTATTTCTCGTTTAGCAATCATATTTATCGGTTTTAATCCATCTTTACATGTTTGTATTAAATCGCCTTTTTGCAAATTTTGAATGGTAATGTAACCGCGATGACTAAGAATTTTAGTGTCTTGTTTAAAACAAACCATATTTGGAAATACATTGAAATAATATGTCGCAATATCATTTACATCTCCAAGCATACCATCTAACGTTATATATTTTAGAACAAGCGGTAGATTATTTCCGCTTGCTGCAAATATCAAATTTGTGAAATTTATGGTAGAATCGACTGAATTATCGTAAGAAACTACAGATGAAAATGGTTCATCATTTAAAAACAATTGGTAATCGCCTGACAAAAAATAACTATCTTCGGATTCAGGAGGCGTTATAGGTGCATTAATTATTAGACTAAAACCGGTATTTGTTAGAATAGTATCCGTTGATACGAATGCATCGCCTACAAATATCCAAGTATATGGAGGTGGCAATTGACTTAATATATCGTGAGCTGCTGAACCAGATGACGAATATACTAATCCATAACCTCCAAAATATAAATAACCTTCTACGTCACCTGTATACGTTAAATTAGCCCAACTATTTAAAGCATTATTATAGTTTGAGATAGATAAAAAACTATTACTTAACATATCTGAAATGTTGTACGTTGTTGAAATATTCCAACTACTAATGTCTTGATTAAACGAAGTTGCGTTATGTAATATATTATAAAAGTTATTCGCATTTGAAACATTCCAACCACCTATGTCTTGATTGAATGCAGTCGCATTTTCAAACATACCAACGATTTCTTCGACATTTGAAATATCCCACAAATTTAAAGGTTGATTAAATGAACTTGCGTTTTGAAACATACTACCCATACTCACTACGCTTGAAATATCCCAACTACCGATGGGTTTATTAAATACTACTGCACCACTAAACATATTATCCATATTTAGAACATTTGAAACATTCCAATTACTTATGTCTTGATTAAATGAAGACGCATTTTTAAACATATATGACATATCTGTAACTTTACTTGTATTCGTACCACTTGTCCAACCCAGCGATGTATTTCCATTATTAAATCCAGTTGCATTTTGAAACATACCTGACATATCTGTAACATTTGAAATATCCCATTCACTTAAATTTTTGTCAAATAAAACAGCTCCATTAAACATATTATTCATATTTATAACATTTGAAACATTCCAATCACCGAGGTATCGATTGAATACACTCGCTCCATAGAACATTTCCTCCATATTTATAACACTTGAAACAATCCAACCACCGATAGGTTGATTGAATGAAGTTGCTTGGTAAAACATTCTTCGCATATCTACAACATTACTGGTTTTAGACCCCCACAACAAAATCGCATTATTATTATTAAAGGACGTCGCATTTTGAAACATTCCGTACATATTCGTAACACTGGAAACATCCCAGTTAGTTACATCTAAATTAAATAAAGTTGCACCATTAAACATATTTTGCATATTTGTTACTTTACTTATTTTGGAATCCCAATTCAATGCCGCATCATTATTATTGAATGCAGTCGCACCATAAAACATAGACTCCATATTTGTAACATTTGATACATCCCAATTACTTATGTCTTGGTTAAAAGCGGGTGCTTCATAAAACATTTCTTTCATATTTGTAACATTGGAAATCTGATTCAGAAAATTTCCTGTAAATGGTACATCCCCGTTATTGAAAGAAAGAGCACG